CCGCACATGAGGATATCCTCGCCACAATAGTAGTACCAATCCAAGGTATTCAACATAGTGGTTGCGGGCGCGACCATCCATCCCTTCATCAAGTACACAAAACATGTACCAAGGGCTGACGTCGTGTCTTTCGTCTCAATGCCGTCAATGGCATTCGGCTGGGTGGTGCGGAATAAACGGGTGGCAACCCACGGCAATACTGCACCACAAACTTGGCCTTGGCCAAGAAAGAAACCTCCCATGAAGTCGAAGCCAAACGACCTCGCCACCCTGGGCAGGCTGGAAACCCCGCTGTTAAACTGTCCCAACGTGGGCACGCGGAAGTTATTCTCGTAGAACGCCGCTCGGCCCTCCTAACCGCTGCGCCCCATCATTTGCTGGGTGATGCCCTCCGCCACGGAGCTACCTGAGCCAGCCGGCGCTCTTTCTGTGGGCACCACTCGCACGCCCGTGCTCCCTCGGACCACCTCATAGCACACAAGAGAATTGCTCAACGGTGTGGGGACAAAGGCGGAAAGGCCCGCCGGGTTGGTAGCCACATTCGTATGGTACCCAAAGCGAGGGCGCACGGTGCCACCACAAACATCCCCGCCGAGGGCAACAGTAAACGTTGTACCAAAGTGGTAAGTGGGCCTCGACAACAGCTGTCGCAAGTGCACGATGGAAACCACTCCCATCGCCTCTCCATCATCGGCAACTCCAAGGTCCATGCCCGACGTACAAATAATAGTTTCCCGGAAAGCCATGGAGGGAGAAAAGAACTCCAAGTCCTCCCACGTGAAGAAAACTTTAATGCCGACCGACGGCGTCGTTTGGGACGACACTATCGGAGAGTCCACGAAAATGTTGAGCATGCCGTTGCAATAGTTCTGGTAGGACAAGTCGGGGTAAGTAGCCCCGTACGTCGACATCGGCAACAACGCAAAGCTTGTGGGCAAGGGCAACATTTTTTCAGGGGTGCTCCACGGCACCTCCATCTCACACTCCGTTTGCCCCAGGCCAACGTCGATAAGACAGGAGGGAAACTACGTGGTGCCCAGTGAGCCGGTTTGCTG